ATGCTTGAAAGTCCTAAACTCACCGCACGGCAACAACAGATTCTGGACCTGATCCAAAGCGCCATCGCGCGCACCGGCGCCCCCCCCACCCGCGCCGAAATTGCCAACGAGCTCGGCTTCAAGTCCGCCAACGCTGCCGAAGAACACCTGCAGGCCTTGGCCCGCAAGGGCGTCATCGAGCTGGTCAGTGGCACCTCCCGCGGCATCCGCCTCAAGAGTGACACACTACGCTCCATCCACGAATCCCGCATCAAGCAATTCTCGCTGCCGCTGCCCGGCTTGGCGCAGTTGGCGCTTCCGCTGGTGGGCCGTGTGGCCGCAGGCTCGCCCATTCTCGCGCAGGAACACGTGGACCAGACCTACTACGTGGAAAACAGCCTGTTCCAGCGCCAGCCCGACTACCTGTTGAAGGTGCGCGGCATGTCCATGCGCGATGCCGGCATCATGGATGGAGACCTGCTGGCCGTGCAAGCCACCAAGGACGCCAAGAACGGCCAGATCATCGTCGCCCGACTCGGGGACGAGGTCACCGTCAAGCGCTTCCGCCGCAACAAGAACCTCATCGAATTGCACCCCGAGAACCCGGACTACCAAACCATCGTGGTCGAGCCCGGCGAGCCCTTTGAAATCGAGGGACTGGCGGTCGGACTGATCCGCAACACCATGCTCATGTAATCCACCACGGAAACACAAACGATATGAACATCGCTCTCATTGCCCAATCCGGCGTTTTCGAACCACTGTACACACTGGTGCGCCGGTGGGTGGCCCATCGTGCTTCGGCCCGTCGGACTGCACCCGCTTATCCGCTAAGCGAGCGCCATGCCGCTCCTAAATCAGTAGCACCTCACGCAGTATCTACGAGGGCTACAGCCAAAAACTCCACTGCATCAATGCCGCTGCGAGTGGTCCGCGTGCTGGAAGCTGGCCAGACCCGTGCCAGCAGCGGCCGCATGGTGATCTCGGGCCGCATGGCCGACGTGTGCGCCGAACTGGATCGTCTGGCAGCCCGCGAAGCGGCCTTGTCCTGAGCACGCCTGGTCCATTGGGTGCTACTGGCCCCAACGAATCGACCTGCCAAGGCAAATGAGCAGGTTTGACAAGGCACAATTGCATCCATGAATATTGTGATTCTGGATGAATCACCTCTCCAATGAAGATTGGGGAGTTTTTCAAAAAGCTACGCCAAAACCTACGCCTGGGGACTATCAGATCCTGCGCAGCACATACCCGCTATGCTGCCCTGTCGCCAGCAAAAAAAGCGCCCACGAGGCCGCAGGGATGGCCCGATGGCCATTTTCCCAGTAATTCCACGTCTGATAACTGGCGTGCCCCACCAGTTGTGCAGCCTCAAGCTGGCTCATGCCGACGGCCAGGCGGGCATCCTTGACCTCTTGCGCAGTGGGCGCGGGTTGAAGTATTTCAATCATGCTGGTAATATCCTGACCGGAATCTGAATAGATTTTGTAGTTCCTGCCGAAAGGTGGTTAACAAGTCGAAGCCGAAAGGTGAAGACACCAAATGGAAGGCCCGGTATATCCGGGCCTTCGACTTTTCAGGCCCCCAATTTTTCCAACAGAGCGCGCACATCCGCCTCAAGCTGAGCCCGGCCCGCGGTCTTGCTGGGGTCGTACGCCTCGCCCACCTTGTGGGGCGCATCATGGGCGGTGCTGTAGCGGGCGCAGGGCATTTCGTGCTCTTGGTACTTGCGTCCGCAGAGCGTATTTTCAGGTGTGTATACGACTGTTCCGTCACGGCGCTGGGTGATCTTGAGGCCGGTGTCGCGGCCATCAATTAGGATGCTGCCGCTGTCATCAATTTGAATCATGTTGATCTCCAAAGTTGCCCGCGTAGGCGGGCTTGGTTTGACTATTTGACCAGGGACAGGACTTCAGTGAATGTCTTGATGCGGGCGCCGGCAGCCGTGAAGATTGCGCGCTCTGCATCGTTGACGATGTTCTCAAGCTCAGAGCGGTTGCGGTTTTGGTTGACTGCACGGATGGTGTACTCAAATCCGAATGCATCGGCTGTGCAGGCTTCTGCCCAGACCTTGGTGGCTCCAAAACCGGATATGTAGATGCGGACTGCGCCAGTGGCTGGTTGTGTCCAAGTGCTGAATGTTGTCATGATGTGCTCCGTTTGGAACGCCCGGAATCTGCCGGGACTCAGTAGCAAGTGCGCTTGCTTGACTCGATTGTATATAACAATTGGGATATTGCAAGGGATTTTTTACCGTTCGTCGGAAAGACGGACAAAAAAAATACCACCGAACCGCAGTTGAGCGGTTCGGTGGGATTTTTGATGCTGGATATCTTCAGAAAACTACTGGCGTTACGCTGGCTGCAAAGGGGTAATCATCTGGATCAAGGTCCCTGCGCCAGTGGGCGCACCCGGTTGCCGGCGTCACCTGCACACTGCCCTTGCCGGCCCCATGCCCATCGCGCACACACCACACCCGCCGGTCATAACGCCACACGCCGCCCCAGCAGTCCGCCAGCCAGCCACCGCAGTGCGCGCACCCCTCGCAAGGCCCCTTTATCAGGTGCATTCCGCCTGGGCTCACGTTGCAAATACTGGACATGAACCCAGTATATTGCCATGACCAAGCCCGCCATCACGGCGGCGGCGCTATCCCCCTCACCGAGTAGGCATCTCCCCTGCAGCTTGCGTAGGCGTCGTTGATGTCGTCGGCCTCTCGGGTGAGGCGCTGGAGTAGTCCAGTAAGCTGCGCTGAAAGTGGCCCGCCGGCTTCGGCGGCGTCTGCTGGACGATCAGCGGTGGCGGGGGCAGGCGCACCTGGGGCGCCACCACCACCTGGCCCACATCCACGGGCGTTTGGGTCGCGCAGCCGGCCAGACTGGCCAGCAGCAGCGCGCAGGCTGGCGGACAGGTCCGCCACGGTCTTTTGGTGTTCTGCATCTTGGGTCTCCTGTTGATCTCTGCGCGCTTGCAGGGCCTGCTCGGCGGCGCGGGTCTTGGCTATCTCATCGGCCAGCCGGGCGGAGGCATCGGCCTTCTGGGCGCCCAGCGCGGCCTCATAGTGGTCGGTGGTTGTGCGCACGCCTTTGGCGTAATGGTAGTGGCCGTAGCCCAGCACGGCGCCGGCCAGGGCTATGAAGGCCACCAGGGCGGCGATGGTCTTGGCCTGCAGGCTCATGGGTAGAAAACCCGGTTGCCCGAGCGCGGCGCGCGGGTGGTCCAATGGCTCCAGCCGGGCGTGGCGCTTGGGTGCTCGATGTAAATTCCATGCACGGCCAGGCGGTCCTGGTGGGCCATGCACCAGACATCAATTTCACCGTGCGGGTCGTAGCGGTCCACGCCCTGCCCCTGCTTGTGGCTGCTGTCCGGCGCGCCCTGCGGGCAGTCCTGCGGGCGGAAGCCGCCCAAGGTATGGCCGCTCACGCCGCTGTGCGTGGCCGGGTTGTCGGGGAAGGCCACGCCGCCCCGGGCCATTTCGACCTCCAGCGCGGCGCATGCTGCCAGCAGCTTGGTAGCCGCCTGCTCGCGGGCGGGGGTCCAGTCCGGGCTGGTGCGGTGGGGGCCTACGTATTGGGTGAGGGTGATCATTGTTTCATCCTTCTTTCACACGAGTTCTGACGATCAGCACAGCAAAGCCGGCCGACCAGCAAACTTCGCCCACCGACGGCTCATAGTGGGCCAGCAGCTCGGCGGCACCTGATGGCACGCCCAGGGGCACGAGGAGCGGGCTGATCAATGCCCAGGCTGCACCGCAGGCCAGCAGCAGCCAGGCGATGGCCTTGAGACCGTCCACGAGGCGTTGGTTCCAGGTGAGCCCAGCAGCACATGGGTCTGTGCGCTCCAGCTTGTTGAGCGCTTCGGCCAGCGTGATGAATGCGGCCACCCAGTAGATTGTTTGCAACGCGGTCATCATGGCTTGTCCCCCTGCTCTGGCGCGGGGCGCGATCCGTCTGCGGGGGCCCAGCGGTTGATCATGCCCGAGAGAAAGCGCTGCGCCCCTGCGCCGACCACGCAGGCGATGCTGAGCAGCAGCGGTTGCTGCACGTTGTAGATCAGCAGGACCAGCGGCGTGAGGTAGCCGGCGGTGACGCTGGACGCGAATGCAACGGCCATGCGCTTGCCCGTGGTACGCACCAAGTTGAGCCAGGTGTCCATGGTTCCGGGAACGGTGTTGAGCAGGATGATGCCGACAACGGAGCCAAGGAAGCCTGCAATGAGCACATCAATGCGCAGGCCCAGGGGCGTGCCCATGAAGGCGATGACTGGCACGGTGGCACCGATGGATGACAGCGTGAAATACGCTGCTGTGGTGGTGGATGTGGGTTCTGCCATGGGTCAGATGTCCAGGATGTACGACACGCCGCATTGCTTGTGCGCCGCGGTCGCGGAGATGTTGTCGATGGCGAATTCGACTTTCAGGCTCTGCTCGAAGCGCACAATTTGCATACCAAACGCGATTGCATCCCTAACCTTCGGTATGCTGATGGCGACATCACCCGTTACAAGAAGGTCGAAACCGCCCACCGAAGCGTTGACAAAACCGTTGTCCAAGGCTGAATTGGGAAGGATGATGTCATCGGCAAGTGCCGCCGTTCCTGCTGCAGCAGTGGATTGCCGAGACAACGTGGGTCCCAACACAAACCGCGTTGTGGCTGGCAGCGCGGCGGTTGGCGCAATGGTGTACACAATGCCGTCAACAGTGATTTTGGTCGATGGTGTACACGATGCCGAGTGCTCTGGAGAAATGACATTCACCATGTAGCCAGAACCGCTGGTTATATTCAGCGCTGTGACGTAGGTGTTTGACACTGCTACCGATGTCTGGGCACCGCACAGAGCCAGGGCGGTGAAGAATCCCGCCGTGCTGGAATCGGCGGACGATGCCGCTCCACTCTTGATGGCGAGCTTGTTGTGAAATACCGCCACCCGCGGGATCTGGCGGGGATTGGACGTAAAGCGGCCGCCGCTTCCGATCAATGCCGATTGTGTAGTGCTCATAGCTGGATCCACATGGAAAGGGTTGAGGAATATTCGAACTCTGCCGGCGCGGCCAGATTGAGGGTCAGCACACCTGTGCCAGTGCCAACCGGGCCGCAATAAGTAGCCGCGCCAAAGTCGATGCTGTTGGTGCGTTTTTGATTTGCCGGGGTGACCTTGAAGCGTGCCAAGTCAACCGCTGTCGGGGCGGTAACCACACACCCCGCCGCGTTGGTCAGCAGGATGTCAGTCCCATCCGTAGCCGTATGCGTAGTGCCGCTGGCAATGGTGCGGGTGAGCTTGCCACTGGATCCGGTGGCACCGGTGGAGCCCTTGGGGGCAGACAGGGTGATGACCCAATCCGCGTAGGTGCCGCTGCCGCCAACGTCCAACACGTTGAGCACCAGGGCACCCGTGCCGGCGTTGTAGCTGGTGACCTGGCCATGCATGTAGTTGGCTGGATTGGCCGCGCTGGCAGCTTGCAGGAATTGGCCAGTGCCCCACTGCCGACCGGTGGTGGCGGTGAAGCTCTTGGATGCTACAGCGATCAGCAGCGATGTAGAGCTATTGCCCGAGAGCGACGAGCTGTAGTTGGCGGCTGCGGCTGCACTGCCAGCGGCTGCCGTAGCGCTGTTCGCTGCATTGGTAGCGCTGGTGGCCGCCTCAACCGCCTTGGTCGTTGCGGTGGTGGCCGCTGTGCTCGCCGTGCTGGCCGCTTCCGTAGCGCTGGCTTCTTTCGCCAGGATCTCCACCCGAGCGGCTTCCACCTGCACGGAAAAGCTCGGGAGCTTGACGCCCAAATATTCGTCACATTCCTCTTTGAATGTTGTCGACGTTCGGTCTATAAGTGGGAGAGGGTCAATGCTCAGTGTCATTGGATGACTCCTTCAATTTCGAGGGAACAGAGGTGGTGGTTGGCATACTCAATGTCGATGTTGAAATCGTTGTAGAAACCGTAAATCAGCAGCGGCTCAAAGCCTTCTGCCGTGGTGCCGATGAAAACGCACAGGCGCCCCTGCAGGCTGGCCAGCCAGCGGTAGATGCGGTTGAAACGGGCTTTTTCAGTCAGGGCGACCAAGCTGGCCTTCTTGCTCCAGGAGCGCTGGACGATGGTCAGATTGCCGAAATCGTTCTTCTCTTTCTTGGTGTAGCTGACGATTCCGACGCGGGCCCCTGACTTGGTGGCGCCAATCTCCTTTACCAACCCGGGCTTGAGGACACCGACGCTGGCATCACCACTGGTTGCTTCCAGCGTGACCTCAAGCTCACAGTTGTTGAATTGGGCTGGCAGGTCGGTGATGACTACATCGGTCAGCGGCTCGAATTCGGCAGTGAACCACTCGAAAAACGATTGGATAACGGTTGCATCCAGATCTATGGTGCGGGTGGCAATGGTGGCGCCGCCTGGCCCGTCGCGCATGGTCACATAGGCCTTGCGGGCCGTGACGTCGAACAAGGCCAGGCCGGAGGTGCTGCCTGGACTCAATACCATCTTGAGGGGCGATGCCCCGGTGGTCTGGGTGCCGATCTCGTCGTCAAAGGCCGCCCACAGGTTGTTGGCGCTGACGGGAATCCATTTATCGGTATCCGTCAGGGGGTTTCCGATATTGGCGCCCACGACCGACTGGTAGACCATGTGCGTGGTGTTGTCCTGCACACGATCATCCTCAGCGTAGGTGACGCCGCTGTCGTAGGCCTGGTAGACCTGGCAGGTCTGTTTCCACCAGGTTCCGGATATGGCTGGCGTGTGGCCCACGTTGGCGGCCTGCCGGCTTTTGTACACCGTGATCAGGCCGGCAGCGCCGGCCACGGAAACAGTGGCGTCCAGCGCATAGCTGGTGGCAGGGTTGTAGGCGGCGGGTGCCGTCTCCACCACACTGGAGCTGACAAGCATGGCGTCAGACATGATGTGGGGGACGAGGATCAGCATATCTGTTTTCATGCGGCAGCAGTCCTTGTTTCAATGGCATCACCGCCGGGCGTAACCCGTTTGAGCACGCGTGCCGTAACGGCCGCGTGCAGGGCGCCGGCGCGGGTATTGGCCTCGATCACATCCAGGCGGGATGACAGGCTGCGCACGGCGTTGATGAGGTCTGAGCCGCCGCCCAGATTGGCGCCGGCGGCGGGGTTATAGGCCCTGGGGACCACGGCCTCGCCTTCGTGCAGGTAGGCCAGGCCTTCCTGGGTGTAGTTGGTGCCGGCGGAGAACTTGGGCACAGTCAGCCCGAACTTGAGCGCCAGGATGCTGGCCGTCTCGGTCAGCGAGGCGGCCGATTTGGCCTGCATGACACGCAGTTCCACCGAGGATTGGGCGTTCTGCTGAGCCAGCTCTTGCAGGATGCGGCTGACTTCCGGCAGGGACTTGGCGGAATCCTGGTCCCCTGCCCTGGCTTGGGCCGTGGTGATGGCAAACTTGGCCTGGGCGGCGGCATAGGCTTCGGGGCCCGTGCCGGCCAGCAGGTTGCGGATGCGCTTGACCTCGTCCCAGATCCCGTCCGTGATGGACTGCCAGGCCTGGTTGATGCTCTGTGCGGCGGCATCGCTTGCGGATGATCCGCCACCACCACCACCGCCTCCACTGGACCCACCCACAGCAGATTGTGTTGGCTGCGTGATGGCAGCAAAAGCCTTGGCCTGGTCCAGCACGGCGGCTGCGCCGCTGCTGTTGCCAGACGCCACCAGTTGCTCATACAGAGCGCGGGCGTCCGACCGGGTGGCATTGGCAATCTGGTCGCTGGTGAGCACGACACCAGAGTCGGCCAGAGCGCGTTGGATCTGGTCGACCTGGAAGGCGCGCACCTCACCGCTGGAAGCGTAATCGGCAATGACGCTGGCCATCTTGGCCGCGGCGGCCTGGGCAGCACTGGCTGCGGTGTCGAACGCCGGAGCCAGGCCCAGCACAGCGGCGGCCATGCGCTGGCCGCTTTCGGTACTGATATCGATACTGGCCACCAGTTGGCGGAAGCCTTCTCGGTTGGTCGGGATGGAAACGCCCAGCGCGTCGAATTGGGCTTGCAGGGATGCAAAGCCCTGGGCGGCGCGCTCGCTGTCGGAGTAGAACTTTTCGTAGTAGCTGCCTACAGCCGACTGCATTTTGTCCAAACCACCAAAGGCATCCGTCAGACCGGCGGCGGTCTTGGCACTGTCCAGCCCGATCGGCAGGACAGCCATGCCGAGCTGCTGCAGTCCGGAGTTGACAGTGGAGAGGTCAACCGCCAGACGCTGCAGAGTCTGCGACGAGGTCTCTCCGGACTTGGACAGGCCCGCGAGCGGTGTGCCGTAGGCCGATGACACCATCTCATCCAGGAATCCGGACACGGCCTTATCGATGGCGGCCTTTTGCTGCTCGGGGTTGAGGCCGGCGATGCTGGCCTCGATCTGCTTGCTGAAGCCGTCGATGGCGTCAACCGGCAGGCCCAGGGCGGCGGCGTAGAGACGTACGGAATTGCTAGCAGATTTGGTTACGGTGTCGATGTAGCTGTCAACCGCATCGCCGGCACGGCTCCAGTCGCTGTTGTGCGTGGTGCCTCCGGAAAAGATGCCGCTGGACGACTGTGTGAAGTCGTCACGCCGGGCAACCTGGCCGCTAAGGCCTTTGCTGCCGATGTTGGCCACCAAGGCGCTACCGTCGGACTTGACGCTGTAGTCGGTAAGGCCTTTCAGCGCCATTGCCCCGGCAATCCACGGTGCGGCAGCACCCGCCAGCGTGCCGAATCCGCCGGCTAGGTTTCCAGCGCCTATCGCAGTGGTACCGGCCGATAGCGCACCCAGTGTGCCAGACTCCCCAAATACGGCACCTAGTCCTGCGCTGAACCCTTTGCCGAACAAACCAGCAGAGGCAAGGATCGTTCCGGCGATGCCGGTCTCATCGCTCTTGCCGCTGGCCATAGACCCCAGCGTGCTCATGATGCCTCCGGCACCCGATGCACCCGGATTCGATCCGACGACAGAGGTGTATATCTGCAGCACCAGTGGCTTGAAAGTTGCCTCGTAGATGGCAGACAGCAGGGCCTTCTTCAACGCCTTTCCGACGGCCTCCGCTGCGCTGGTTCCTCCTTCAGCCCAGCTGGTGAAAGCTTCGCGGGCGATGCGGTCGGTCTCAGCCCATCCGCGCTTCCATTCTTCGGTGGAAGCCTTGGAGGCAGCGGAGGATGCTTCTCGCGCAGAACCATCGGAATACAGCGCAGCGAGCTGCTTGCGCTTGGCGATCTGGTACTGGAGTTTCTTGCGCTCTTCCTCGTAGATCTCTTTGGCCTTGCCGCCAATGAGCCCCAAGGTGTCGCCGTAATCGACAAGCGCCTGGTTGCGCTCCAGCAGGGCGGAGATGGCCTGCTCTTGCACCTGCAGCTCGGCCGTTCCGGCATCTTCCACGGTGCGCTTGTAGGCCTCGATCTGCTCTTTGGTGAGGCCGATTTCGGCGTTGTGCTCACGTTGGGAAGCGATGGCGCCGTCCAGGCGCTTGGCATCCGCTGCTCCGGCCTTTCCCAGCGCGGAGATGTAGTCGTCCTGGATCTTGAGGTTCTTTTGATTTATGGCGTAGAGCGAATCTGAGTATTCGCTCTCGATGCCAAGGTCCTGCTGGCGCAGCTTGGCCAGATCGCCGTTGTAGCGCTCGATCTCTTTGGTCTTGTCGCCGGACTTGATGCCCGAGCGGGCCACCGCGGCGATTTCGGCGTTGATGATGGCCTGTTGCTCACCCACAGATTGCAGGGCCATGTCACGCTTTTTGGCGTAGAAATCGGCATCGTCCACCAACTGGGCGGAGTGCTGGGCGGCCAGGGTCTTGGAGGCGCGCTGCTCGGCCTGGGTGATAACCATCTGCTGCTCTTCGAGCTGGCGGATGATGCCGTCCAGGGCCGTGCGGGGGCCTTCGCCGGCATACTTTTCACGGATGCCTGCGATGGTGGCGTTGAGGAGTTTGGTGTTGTCTGCGTTCTGTGGTGCGTCTTTGGCGGCTTCGCGGGCGGCGGCGATCTCCTTGACCATGCGTACCTCGTTGCTGAGGTACTGGTCGGACATCTTGCGCAGCTTGGCCTGGGCATCCATCTGGTCAGCCGCAATCTTTTGGTAGGCGGCGGATTGGGCCTCATAGGCGGCACCCTTGCCCAGCAGGGCGACTTCTTGCTGGCGAGCAGCGATGACGCGCTCGAGGCGGGTGATATTGGCATCGGCGTTGTCTTTGGAGGTGTCGCGCAGGCCGCCGTTGGCGGATTTGTCGCGGGCGCGGTCGAGCGCGGCCTGGGCGGCCTCCAGGGCCTTGTTGGCACCGGCCACCGGATCACTGGGGCGGCCGATGTTGAGCATGGAGTCCCATGCGCCCTTGGCCTCTTTGGCAATGGCCGCCCAGGCCTTTTCCACATAGCCCAGGTTGGCCTGGAGCTGGGGGATGCGCTGCTCCATGACGGAGGCGTAGGTGTTCTGGGCGAGCGCGGCGGCCTCGGTGGTCTTGCCTTGCTCGGCCAGGGCGCGGATCTGCTCATAGACCGACGCGGTGAGGAAGTGCGTGGATTCGTTGAGCTTGAGGCTGGCTTCCACGGGGGACTTGCCCAGCTCTTCAAACTGCTTGACGGTGGCGCCAACGGACGCGCCGGTAACGCTTTGCAACTGGGCGGCAATGCCGGCGATACGCTCGAAGCTGCCAGAGGCAATGTTGTTGCTTCCCGCCAAGGTGGCCAGGGCCTCTGCAGCGGCGCCCTGCGTGATTTTGCTGCTGGCAGAGACGCTGGCGGCCATGGCAGCGAGCTGCGTGGCGGTGACGCCGGAAGCGTTTCCAGTCTCGATCAGGGCCTGACGGTAGGCCTGTGATTCCTTTTGCCCCTGCGCAAAGGCAAGAACGACTACGCCTGCCGCGGCGGCGGTGATGGTGAACGGGTTGATCAGGCCGAGCACGTAAGAGCCCATGGCGCGTGCAGCATTGCCGGCGCCGCCAAACATATCCTTGAGCTGACCGCCCTGTTGCAGCAGCACGGTCATAGGCTTTTGGCCGCCCTGCAGGCTGGTAACGATGTCGGTGAACTGGGCCGGAACCTGGCGCATGGCGGCGGCGTTCTGGGCGGCGGAGACGCCGATTTTGTCGAGCGAGCTAGTGCCAGCGGTTTGGGCGCGCAGGGCCAGGGACTCGGTCTCGCGCAACTTTTGCAGCATGGGCTCGAACTTGGTGGGGTCGAGTCCCTTGTCGGCGATGTTGAATTCGAACCGCTGTGAGGCCGTCTTGCCGAGCAGTTCCAGCTCGGTGGTGGACTTTTTGATGGCCTGGGACATGCGGGCCTCGGCCCGGGTGAATTTCTCGGCCGATTGGCCGGCGCCGTCGCCAATTTTGTCGACAGCCTGCCCGGCCAGACCGGCTGAGCTGGCCACTTCATTGGCCATGCCCTGGGCGGCTTCGCCCACCCGCGTGAAGGCGGCTTCTGCCTTCTCGGAGGTGACGACTACTTCGCCAGTGATGCTGAGATCGGACATGGATCACCCACAATGAAAAGGGCCCGCCAATGGCGAGCCCGGTTAAAACAAATGAGGCCGCCAGGGGGCGGCGGTGGTGGTTAGGAGCGGTCGTCGCTGAATTTCTGAAGGGCAGCGCCTTCCATGACCTGGATGTCGTCGAGTAGCGCATCCCACTCTTGCGCCGACCCGGCCTCGCGGTCGATCAGCGGGTAGACGGCTTCGTATCGCAGGCCAACACGGCCACCGAACCCGACGTTCCACTGGGTCTCGACTCGCGCGAAGATTCGGAATGGGCGCCAGCAGTCGGGCCAGGCTTCGAAGTCATCGTCCTCGAAGTCTTCAGGCTCATAGCCCGATGCCCGCATTTCTTGCAGTGAGGGTGGGCGGTCGTAAAAGGCTTGCGCCGCCCCTACCAGTTTCCCCGGCGGCCCTGGTCGATAGCCTGGCGGTAGTCGTCCATGAGGGCATGGAAGCCGGCGGGCTCTTCATCGCCCAGCTTGATGATGTTGGCCCGGGTGAACTCGAAGTCGAGGTTCCAGCCTTTGGCGATCTTGAGGATGTAGTCGGCATTGGCTTCAATGCCCTGTGCGGTGTGCTTTTCCAGGCTGAAAACTGGTACCGGCTGGTCGGCTGCAGGACCATCAGCAGGTTTGCTTGCAAGGGCGTCTTGCTTCTCCTTGGCGTCGGCGTTCATGCTGTCGACGAGGGCACCGAACTCGGTACGGGTGCGGTAGACGTAATCGACTTCAATGGCACCTTTGGTGCCGTCGAGCATGGTGAATTCAACGGTTTTCTTGAACGATTCGGGGCGTTTGCCCAGGACGACTTTTGCCATGGTGGTGGTTCTTTCTTCGCAGGTGAATAATTGCCCGTGCACACCCACGCCGCTCCTGCGAAGGAACGAACGTGGATGTGTCGGTGCGGGGGTGGCTTGCGCCGGGATTCCGATCAGGAAGCGCTGTAGCGGGTGATACGGCCCGTGCCGTTGATGGAGATGGCGTTGGTCATGATGGAGCCGTTGGCCATCTTGACGTTTTCGTTCATGGCAACACGGCATGGCGTGAGGATGATGGAGCCGGATTTCAGGGTCTTTTTCAGAACGGTGTCGGATTGGACTTCGGTCAGCGCTACCAGGGCGGCGTAGGCGGCGCCACCGAACTCATCGGCATCGATGTCGAAGGTTTCGGTGATGGCGCTGAAGCCGTCGTTGATGTTGGTCTCAACATCCGATTCGACGAATTTGACGGTGACGTTCTTGGGCTCGCCGCCGCTGTTGTTGGGGTTGAGCACCTTGTTGATCTGCTGGAAGGTGGTGATCTTGCGCACAGTGCCACCGCCAGAGCCAGAGGGGTAGAACTCGGAGTTGGTGGTGTTGATGCCTTCGGCCACGAAGTTATCGGTGGTGACCGATTTGACGCGCACGGCGCGGCGGTCCAGGCGGCCCCAGCCGGAGAAGAGCTGGAGAATGTCGCCCACAGAGTAGCCGTGCGCGGTGCAGGAGACAACCGCTTCGGTGGCGTTGGAGATGCCGGTCACCGTTTTGGACGAGCCAAAGGCGGTGGCGGCGGAGAAGATGGTGCCGGTGGGAACAGATGCCATGATGAGGGCCTTTCAAGAATGAAAAAGTCCGCCAATGCGGACCGGTTACACGCCCTGTTAGGGCAACGAAAAAGCCCAACCGAATTGCTCCGATTGGGCTTAACTGGGGTGGCCTTGCGGCCGGGTGGATGGGTTACCGGGTGGACACGACCTCAAAGCGCTGGATGGAGCCGTACAGGCCGGTTTCAGCCTCAAATGTGGACAGTGGCTCACCCATGGGAGTGGCCGTGAATGCAGCAGCGGCACGCATGTCGGCCTCTATTGCTCGGATGAGCTGCAGAGATTCCGCCCTGGTTTCTGACCAGGCGTTGATCTGCAGGTAGGTGTTGCGCTTGGGAGGCGCCGTGTTGTCTTCGTACGATGAGGATGGCCCACCGATACCCTGCCAGGTGACGTATGGCTTGCCTGCACCGTTGGGCGCAACATCTGGGTACACACGTGTGCACAGGTCTTGCAGCAGCGCGACGAGATCGGATTCCATGCTCATGGCTTGTTCACCTCGGCGATGTAGCGCTCTTTAATGACATCGCGCACCTGGGTGCGCGTTTCGATCACCGAGCGGGCAATGAAGGAGTGCGCTGGGGCCTTGCTGGTGCCAAGCTCAACCATGAAGCCGTAGGGAGCCTTGGTCTTGTTCCAGCTGATTTGGTAGGTGGAGACGTCCTTGTAGCTGTTGTCCTTGCTGAATACCTGGTAGATGGCATCGCGCAGGTTGCCGGGCCGGTAGGGTCCATAAACCTGGTTCATGCCGTAGAACATGTGCGCGTATTCCGCCTCGGGGCAGTTGATGCGGGCACGTTCGTAGATGATCTGGATGCCGGCCTGCGCTGCCGGGCGGGTGGCTTTGTGCAAGCGGTCTGCGTGGACGCGCAGGTGTTCCTTGAATCGCTCCACGTTCATGCGTATGGCCATGCCCATTACGTCACCTGCTTGCAGACAATGTCAACATGGCGGCGGTGCTCCAGATCGGGGAGAACGGCCTGGATGTCGTGCACCGCGGTGCCCTGCACTACCCGCATACCGGCGGTGATGTCGGTGCGCCAGCGGATGCGAAAGCTGGTCTGCACTGTGGATACGTCTGCACCGGATCGGATGGTGGATATGCCAGATCCGGTGCGGGGCCATGACCAGACCTGGCACACGTCGCTCCAGGTCTGCACGGGCTGGCCGATGGAGTCTTGGCCGGCAGCGAGCTGCTGGATGGTGATGCGGGTGTTGTATTTTCCGGCGGTCATGGTCAGTACACGCGGTAGCGGTCCAGCAGGCGGTCGGCAAACCCGAGGGTGATGGCGGACCCGGTGGAGATGACCTCGGTCTCGCGGTTGGCGTACATGGCGCCGACCATGAGTTTGATCCAGGATTTGATGCTCTCGGGCACGGCTTCGGCATCGGAATAGCCTGCCGTGTATACGATGCGCACGGCGTCGGGCTTGGCCCGGGTGCTGGGCCAGGCATTTCCATAGGATGGGACGATGGTGGCGACGCCGTAGTCGTCGGAGTTGCTGAAGGTGTACAGGCTTTGCGATAGGGTTTGCTCTGCGCCGTTGAGGTCGTCGTATTTGACGCTGTCCACCGCCGTGGCTGGCACTCGGGTGAGCTCTACCACGGCGGGTAATGCGTCCAGGCTGAGTGTGAACTGCTGGGGCATGATGGCTCGGCTGGTCTGCTGTTCCGCCGCCTCGGTGGCGGCCAGGATCATGGCGGTGATGAGGGTGTCTTCATCAGCGTCATCCTTGCGCAGGTGCAGTTTGGCCTCGGCCAGGGAGACAGCGAGTTCCGTGGGGGCGACGGTGCGTTTGAGGGCCATGGTGGTGGTAGTGGTTGGCGGCGGTTCTGTGGAATGCGCTACAAACTCTGTAGCGCATTGCGCAATATCGGCTAGGGCTAGAGACCTGTTATGCCGGGGGATTGGCGGTGGGTTTCACTGCCGGGCTGCCCAACACTGCAACAGCGGACATGAGTGCTGCGGATGCATTGTTGGTGGGGGTGATGGTGAGGCGCACGTAGCGCTTGTTGCCCTTGTAGCCAATCTTGCGGCACTTGTCGTCGTCGCTGAAGATAAAGCCGGCCAGGGTGGTTGAGCCAATGATGTCGGCGGCGGCCACGGCCGATGCATCGGACAGATTGGAGGCGGCGCCTTCATCCATGGTGACGGCGAAGGTGGCATCAGCGTCGGCGATGGAGCCCAGCGCAATCAGGAAGGTGAGGGAGTCAAATCCCTGGCGGTCGATGATCTGGCTGACTTGGGCGGTGTTGTCGGCGACGGAGACGGGGGAGATGGCCCGCTTCACGTCGATCTTGTTCATGAGGTCTTTCATGGAAGTAGTCCTTTGATGTTGGGTTTAAAGAGCCCGGTACACAGGGTGTGCAGCCGGGCGGTTGCCGATCAGGATGTGGCGATCTTGAAGAGCTTGACGGCTTCAAACTTGGCAATGCCGCCACCAACCCGGCGACGGGCCAGGAAGCGCACGTGCGGGAATGCTGTGGCGGGGTCGCGCAGGATGGCGATGCCCTTGCGTTCGATGACGTAATAGGCCTGTTTGAAGTCGCCGAAGGCGATGGGGAAGGCGTTGGCGCCAATGTCGGCCATGAAGTCGTCGGTGGCGACGTTGTAGCCCAGCAGGGTGCCGACAGCGCCGGCCATGAAGGACTCTTTGGTCATGCCCCACAGGTAGTTGCCCTGACCGTCTTTCAGCTTGCGGATGGAGCCCAGGGTGGCGTCGTTCATCATGAACGATGCGCCAGCGCGGTACTGGCGCTTGAGGCTGTGGACCAGGTCAATGAGGTAGTCCGAAGGGTTGGACGAAGCCCAGCTGGACGCGTGGCCGGATGCGACGTAGCCGACAGAGCCCCAGGCGTAGGAGGCGTTGGCGACGTTGGCGTAGCTGGTCAGGCCGCGGGGGCCGTTCAAGCCGTCACCGGAGATGAAGTCCGAGCCCTCTTTTTCGGCGAACTCGATGCCGATCTCCAGCTCCAGGTCGGCCCCAATGTCCTGGGTGGCGTCTTCCAGGGCTTCGCTGGTGATGCGCTGCTCGGAGAGATAGGTTCCGGGCTTGAATTCGAGTTCGGACCAACCGGGCGATGTGCTGTTGGACGGAGTGGCGGTTTCGCCACCGCTGATGGCGCCGCTGGTTCCGCTGGTCTTTACCAGCTTCTTGTAGCTGGAAGAACCGATGGGGATGACGCGAGCCACCTGGCGCATGGAGCTGTAGCGCTGGACCACGCGGTCGATGCCCGATTCCATCTGTTCGTCAATCAGGAAGCCGCCCTGGGTGGAGGTGCCGACGTTGATGGTTTTGCGCTCGGTGTCGCTCAGGCCCTCCATGCCCTTGCGGGCATACACGTCCCAGATGCCCTTGTATTGCGCATACTGGTCAGCGGAGACAGGGGTGAAGGACTTGCCGGCTTCCATGGCATTGGCCTGCAGGCGCAGGTTGAATTGCTTGAGCTCGGTTTCTTGCGTTGCGGATTGGCTTCCACCGGAGCCGGGGCGGTTGCCTTTGAGCACCAGTTCCTTGACTTCCTTTTGCAGGGCAGTCATTTCGTCATTGGCATTTTTCAGCTTGGCCTCAACGTCGGCGATGGATTCGCCTTTCTCCAGCTTGGCAATGCGTTCGTCAACCAGCTTTTGGTGGGCGGTTTGAGCTTCCGCAAATTTGTCCCACTTTTCGGACAGTTCTTTGATTTCCATGGTCAATTTCCTTTCGGGAATGAAAAAGGCCGCTCGAAAGCGGCCTGTTAAGGGTGGTGGTGATGAATCAGCGCGAGAGCGCGGCGGTGTGCGCGTCGATGCGTGCAACAAGGCCTTTCAGGAGCAGACCCTCGTCGTCAGAATCCCTCTGACCCGATAGGGACTTGAAGCGGCTGATGAAGGCCGCTGCCTGCGCGTTGCTGAGCTGCCCTACATCCCGCAGGAACGCCTCGGCATCGCGCACGGTTTGGATGGCGTCGATAGCGCTTTTGACAGCATTCACACCGGCCATTTGATTCATTGGGAAGGTGACAATGCTGCCCTCCCACAGATCGAGTTTCTTGAGCGTACGAACATCGGTTGCACGGTCGTAGCTGTCATCGCGGGAGACGTAGCCAATGCTCATGCCCCGGATGGCCTTGGCCTTGAGCAGACCGCGCGCCTCTTTTGCGCGCGGTACGTCATCAATGAGGAGTTTCCCTTTGACCCAAAGGCCAATGTTGTCTTCCCGCATTTCAAGGAAAGGCCCAATGGGCTCACCGGAGCGGTGTTGCCACAGGACGGGCGGAAGACTGTCTTTCGACTTCCATGCGGCCAGCGTTTCAGTGAAGGCGCCCGGCAGGATGACATCGCCACCCTGATCGACGTTGTTGAAGACGCTCACATACCCTGTGAACGTCCCGTCGTCTTCCACAGCCTTCACCTCAAATGGGCGGTCGATGTATTTCAATTCCATGGCGTTCTTTCAAGGGGTTGAATTGGGGTTGGCTGGCCGGTTGAGAAGCGGCGGGAGTTTGGCGGCATCACCGCCCATTGGGTCCACGTCTTCAAGGGCACGAATTTCGTCCTGTGTGTGCCAGGCGGGTGACCCGCCAGAGCCCAGGGCCTTGGCGTAGTACTCGGCGCGGTCTTTGGCGGATGCGCGCATCAGGCCATTGGCAAATGATTTGAAGTAGTAGCCTTTCCGGCGCTCTTCGTCAGTCAGAAGATTGATGTCAGCAGATCCCTGGATTCGCTCGAACCAGGGGTTGAGGCCCAGCACTTTATGGGCATCGAACATGGATTCGGCACTGGCGTAGGTGCTTGCCTTGCTGCCGCTGTAGCCGATAACGATGGGGAGGAGGCCGAAGAAGCGGCAGACTTCTTCGACCTGCAGGTCGCGGGTTTCCTTGTGCTGAGCATCCACACCGGACATGGTCTGAGACAGCCATTTGGCGCCGCTATCAAGAACCAATGGGGAGCCTGTGTTTTGAGCGCTGGCTTCCTCTTTGATCCATTTAGATAGCTTTTTCTGCTGCTCGTCGCTCAGGGTTCTTTCTACCGAATACACGCCACTGGGGCGCACGCCGTTGGTATGCAGGGCGGCGTGGCTTTGCTCCAGCGCGATGGATAGGCCCAGGGCCTCGCGGGCGATGTTGAGGGTGTCGAGGCCCATAACGCCGTCCCACGATGGGCCGCGCACGTGCCAAATCATGTCTTGCGGGAATTCTTTGATGCTGCCATCTTTTCCGATGACTCGGTATGCAATCGACCAGTCGTCGTTTTGCACGGCTTTGCAGCGGCCAGGGTCAAGGATGATCAGTTCAGCCAGTTTTCCGCGGTACATGTTCTTGAACACATAGGCGTTTCCCATGCAGGCGTGCATGGAAAGCTGTTCGCGAAACTCGAAAGCGGTCTGCCAGCCGTTTGGTTTGGCTGTAATCACGTCGTAAAGCGGGTGCTCGCGGGCGACGCGCTTGCGCTGCAGGCCAGCCTGCTCGTAATCCTGCATGAGCTTGAACGGGACCTGGGCGAAGCCTTGAGTGGAGATGGCGCGGATGCAAGCAAACGCAGCAGACACCCGAAGCGCCGATTGGAGTGTGACGGATGGCCCGGCCTTTGACTTTGAACCGTTGGCCAGTAGTTCCAGCCAGCGTTCGTAAACGCTATTGCCGGACTTTGCCTCGTAGGCGCGCGCAAGGAATCCCATTACTTGCCGCCCCGGGCCAACACCAGACCAGCATGGATGGACATTACCCCGCCGACAATCCACCCGGCGGGCGGGTACACCATGCCGGCACCAGCGGAGACGGACACTGCACCACAGACCATGAGAACATCAGGAAGCAAGGACTCCGCTGCAGTGCGCAGAGCCTGCAGATTGGTTTTGATTTTCATGTGCTCTATTCCCAAAATGATTTTTCTTCGACTTCCACACCAGCCAGGGCTCGGCCGAAGGCCATCAACATGGCCATGGGGGCGTCGATCTTGTTTTCTTCACGCTCTTTTGTCGGGGACTTGAGTTCGTTGTATTTGGATGTGACAACCACCAGGTTGCTCATCATCCAGTTCATCAGCGGGTTGTTGTCGTGCACCAGTTTTCCGCTTAGCACCAAGGCCTGCACTTGCAGCAGCGGCTGGGTGTAGAAGGTGGAACGCTGCGTGATCTCGACCATCGGCAAGCCCTTGTCCAGCAAGGTGCGAGCAAAGTAGCCTGCCAGTGCGGGGTCAAAGGCACTTTCACGAAGATCGTGCATGTTGCGATCTTTCAATAGGTCGCTTCCAACCATATCGAAGTCGGTCTGGTTGCCTGGACAGACCTGCACGTATCCTTCTTCGATCCAGCCCGGTAACTGCGCAATCTTGCTCTCAGCCGCTGCCTGCGCGTTGTAGTACACACGTGTGAACACGTGCCACTTGCCATCTCTCTCGATCACTTTGACTTTGGCAGCGAAGTCATGCTTCTCGGCAAGATCCATCCCGGTGATCGCTTCGCATCCCTCGAAGTCTTCTTCGCGCAGCGTGGCGTCACCGCACTTGTTCCAAGCCTCCATGTCCATCCAGGCGACGCCGGCATTGCTCCACACGTTCAAGTGCTTCGTGAGGAAGTTGCCGCGCGCCGATGGGGTGGCAATGGCCTTGGTACAGGTCGCAATGAGCTTGTCGGTCTTGGCGCTGATCCCTATATTGGGGTTGGCCTTGCGCCAGATATGCTGGTCCTTCCAGTCGTCACCCTGGTCAATGGTGTAGATCACTCCAAACCATGTCTCGTCAACGTGGGAGCATTGTAGTACCTTGATCGTATAGCCACGCAGCTCGTAGCCGATGCCGCCGGTATCCTTGCCAGCCGTGGTGATGGAACTGATCAGCGGCTGGCTTCGTGCGCCATCGGCCGACTCGATAACATCCCAGAGGTCGCGCTTCTTGTGGGCGTGGACCTCGTCCACTATGCCGCCATGGACGTTCAGGCCATCCTGCGTGGATGCCTCGGCGTTCATGATCTTGAAGCTGCTGGCCGTACTGGCGCACGTAATGTCGTAGCGGCCAACCGTTACATCAAAGCGCGCCCGGAATTCACTGTCGCGCAGAACCATCTCGCGAGCGGTGTCGAATACTTCCTTAGCCTGCTCTGCCGTGGTGGCCGCGCTGTAGACCTGGGCACCGGGTTCATCATCAGCAAAGGCGAGGTAAAGCCCCCGGCCAGCGGCACGCGTGGACTTCGCGTTTTTCCGTGCAATTTCTTCGTACGACCGACGAAACCGGCGTAGGCCGGTTGCAGCATGCACCCATCCGAAGAGCTGAAATTCTGCGAAGATCTGCCAGTCTTCCAGCCTGATCTTCGCGTAGGTAATCATGCCGTCCACGTAGATCGGCTTGGCCCATTCTCCTTTTATGTGACAGAGCAACTCCTGGAACTGGCAAGCGCGGCCACCCTTGCGTATGTCAATGATGTACGGGAAGTCATCATTACCTTGTCGCTTTAAGTCCCTCAGAAGGCGCTTGCATGCAAGTCGCTCAAACTCTCCCGCGACCTCCTGCCCATCGACGACGCGACGGGCATAGGCCTTCGCGCGCTCGAAGTATTCGGCGTGTGGTCGAGTCATTTTTGATCAATCGAAGTCGGCGAACCCCTTTGGCGCGACGGATGGCGCCGTTGGCTTGTCTTCGGAGGGGCTATCCGGACCCTCCCCTTCAAACAACTGGAGCTGCGCTCGGATGGCGGTGGTGACGTTGGCCTGCTCTGCAGGGCTCAACCCGAATTTGGCGAGCAGCGACAGCATCATCTGGCGCTCACTCTTCAGAATCTGGTACAGCGGGTGCTGCTGCGGCATGCCGTTGGGCGTCAACACTGTGAACGCCTCCATCGGGTCTCTCTTCTCGGAGCGCAGAAGGTTCTGCTTTGCCCGGATGGAGTGCCGAAGTTCTTTCACGTCGGCGACGGTCTCACACAGTTCCTCAAAGATGTCGCTGTACACAACCGAAATCAGGTTGTACCGCAGCAGTTCGGAACCGAGGCGCCTCCACACCTTACGTGCGCCACCGCTCAATCCCTTTGGAACACCGGGCATGCCAGTCTCTGGACGGAATGTACTGTCCAGATTGACGGACAGTGGGCGTTTTCCCCGATTACCTTCCAACAGTTTCAGCTCGATTGGCTTTGCCGCCGGACCTGGTTTAGCCATATCATCCTCCCGGTTGACCCCCCCACCCCCCTATATCCTGCGCACGCAAAAATGTTCCTAACCGGTCGGTTTCCGGCGCAGGGGGTCCAGACTTTTCACCCCCCCCTACCTGCCACCGTCTCGATAGTTCGACCAAGCACGGACAACACCGCGGGCGGACTCTGCCTTGCTCTTGATCGCATGGCAGTCATCGCACAACCCCTGTGTGTTATCCGGATCGTCTGCGCCACCCTCAGCCAGCGGGGTGATGTGATCTCGCTGGGTTGCCAACTTCACACGGCCTTGACGCTGGCAATCCACGCATAGGGGATTGCTACTGAAAAGCTCAGCGCGCATGGTCTGTAGCCTCCGACCGGTCACCCGTTTGGTAGCTGTGGTCGACTTAGCCCAAACTTTGGCCGGATGCTTAGGGCACCGGCTTGTTCCGTCGCGCACCAGGACGCCGCAGCCTGGGTGACCGCATGGCTTGGGTGCTGCAGTTGGCATGGATATGCAATTGGTGACCGGCGCTGAACTCCGGCTCAAGGGCGCATGGTATTTTTTAACGAGTCGCGGACTGCATACGCTTCCGCCAAAAGAAAACCCCTGCAAGCAGTGGCCTGCAGGGGTTTTAGCGTGTGAGGTTGTGGGTGGTGACACGAACTCCACAGCTTGCCTGAAATGTACCAACTAAGTCTATGTAGACAAACTCCTTTTTACATCGCGCTGAGCCCGCTTGGCGGCGTCCTGGTCGGCCTTGTCATTGAACCAAGTCTGCAGCGCATGGTCAGCCTGCTCCAGGCTCGCCTTGATGGTGGACTCCGCACAGCCAGAGCGACGGGCCGCTTCCCGCACACCGATGCCGTCGATGTAGATCATGTACAGCCGGTCATACAACTGCTGGCGCGTGGGCTTCAATGACTCGACCGCGCTCTCGGTCAGGGCTGCGTCAGTCTCGTCAATCGTGGAATACAAGTTGATCTCACGGCTCCGGTCGACCCGCTCCATCAGCAGTACCGATGTCGTGGCAAAGCCAAGGCCGCCGCCGCGCTCTCTGGCTTTCCACAGCGCCCAGTTGTCCAGGCGGTGCTTGATGTAATCAATGCGCGCCATGTTCCGCACCTTCCTTGATGCACAAATCAACTACGCCCTTCGGGTCGATGACTCCGGCAATGAAGGGTGCGCCCGTGAGAAGACTCATGCTCACCGCGACCGCACCATCGACTGTCCAATCGAACGGGGTTCCCAGGAAGTGCCCTGCCTCAATGGCGTAAAACTTGTTTCGCTCGCCGGCCATGGCGGCTTTTATGCAGGCATTGACGTGCTGCGCACCGAAACGCACTCTCCAATCCGCAACCTGTGCCGCGGTCAATGGCATGGCTTGGCGCATGTCGACCTTCCCTGCTGGCTGGCTGGCCTGTTGGTTCATTGCAGAGTTCCTTTCAAAACGAGGGGGTGGACGGCTGGTGGACGAGGGGTGGACGGCGCAAACCCGCATGGATACTCAATCCGTCCACCCGTCCAACCCGACCACATGTGTGTGGGTAAGCTGCGCCCGTGCGTGCGCGCGCAGACACGCGCCCCCACGTGTCTGCGTGTGTGCATACGTGTGTACAGCGGGGGGCCGAGGGTGGACGGGTGGACGGATGCCAATTTCCCTAACAAAATCAACAGCTTGCGCCGTCCACCCCCTGTGGACGGGGGGTGGACGGGGTGGACGGCGGCGGCGACAGGACCGACTGAACAGATGATGTTCAGGCGGGGCGTGACCAGCCAGCATGGCGTCCACACGTCCACACGTGCGGTGGTTGGGCGGGTGGTGGAGTTACAGCGGCAGGTCATCATCCTGGTCCACTGATGGCCCTACGTGGGCCGAATTTGGGGCCACAGGCGCGCCTTGCGGTGCAGCTATGGGGGTTGCAGGGGGTCGCCTCAAAAAACCGCGCCGCCGCTTTCCATCTGGCTCCCTGTGGCGGTCAAAGCCCAGCGCCTTCATGGAATTGCTGATGCGCGTATCCATATTCCCGGAACCGTCTATCCGGTCGGCCTTGATCGCCAGGGCGACTGCGTAAAGCTCAGTACTCGTGAAGAAGGCTCTCTTGGCATTGACAGGCGCCGAGATATCGTCGTGCTTGTCAGGCGTGTCGCGATTGACGTAGGCGTCCAGGATGTTCTCCCACTCGTCCACGCGCTTGAACGGCTCCTGCTCTGGGAACACCAGCTCGCGTTCCTCCTGTTTGGAGGGCCAATAGGGCTCGCCTTCATTCAACCTGTGCAAAGCTTCGGCAAACAATTGCAGCCGCATGCCGGCCAGCACCTCTTCGTTGACCTGGTGCACTTCCAGCGGCCAAAAGCGCCGGTCACCGGTCGCATCCTTCAGAAAGGTATCTGCATTGGTGGTCCCCACGTTCACCGAATGCCTTTTGGCCCGGATCAACTGCGACCCATACGGCGGGCGGAACATATCCTCCTGCGCCGACAGGAACTGCTTGATCTGCGTCGTCTCCGACTTGTTCAGCGACTCCAGCTCGGCCGACTCGGCGATCCACACGAGCTGCATCGCCATTAGCGAGTCCTTGTCCCCCATCCGGATCGCGTTATCGGTGAAGAACGGATAAGCCAGCGCGCGGAAGGCGGTGGACTTTTTCAGGCCCTGCTCACCCTTGATGATCAGCATGTAGTCGAACTTGCAACCCGGCTGCAGCGCCCGCTTGACCAAGCCCATGATGAAGCACTTACCGATCAGCCGGGTGTAGGGTCGCTCCTCGATCTCGTACACATCGGTCAGCCAGTGCTCCAAGCGCTTGACCCCATCCCACTTCTGTTTGTGGATCAGGTCAAGTACCGGGTTGTATTTGGCCGACCTAGCGGCCATCAGCACACCATTGCGCAGAGTGCTGGTCGCCTTCACGCCGAGGCCAAACACCCGCAGCAGGTATTCCCCCAGCATCAGATCATCTTCCTCATTCCACTCGCCGGGCGGGTGGCCCCAAGGCGTGGTGCGACTGCGCTCCAGCAAGTGGGTAAAGTCGTTCTGTTTCACCAACAGCTTCAACACCGGATCGAGCTGCAGGCAATACATCACGTTCTCTCGGCAATCCTGCGGGCGGCCGCGGTGCTTGACCAGGTGCTCCACCACGTCGACATATTCGACTTCATCTGGATCGAATGGGTCATCACCGCCCGATCCGCCGGCGCCGCTCCCGTGCCCACCGCCCTTCGCGTCTTTGCCCCCCCCAGCGGGAGCGGAATCGTTCGCGCCGATCGGTTTTGGCTTGCGCCGGGTGGGCGGGGTTAGGGCGATGCCGAGGCGCTGTGCGAGCCAGTGCAGCGCGTCTGTTGGCTTGGTGGCAGGCAGCCACTCCATCACCAGATCAATGGGCGTGCGGCGCCCCTGCTTGGGGTCGCCCATGTCCGCCAAGCCGAAGTCAACAATGCCCTCGGGCATGATGCTCAGGTCTTCCTGCAGGTCCCGGCCCAGGGCCTTGCTTGTGACGCGGAAGCCTAGTCCCTTCTGGATGGCCTTGGGGAACAGCGAGGGAACCCAGCCCTGCAGGTGGCCCATGGCCGCATCGTTGATGCGCTTGAAATCATCCACACCCGAACCATCCTGCTGCGCGGCCAGTGCCGACGCGGGCGGGGGCTGTTTGGCGGGTGCTGCCGGCTGCGACTTCGCGCGGTGCGCGGCCTTGGCCTCGTCAATGGTCGCATGCAGCCGCTTGAGCACGCCCTCGTCGATCGGCAACACATCGGCGGGCGTGGCCGGGTAGCGGTTGGCCGTGAAGGTAAAGAACTGGCGCTCGCAGAACACCTCCAGCCCGATATCGTTGCTCTTGTTCGTACTGGTCTCGCCCTGCACGATGATGTGAACGCCCTTGCCGCTAGGAGAGTATTCGGTGAAGCTGTCGCAAGCCTTGATGATGGCGGCACACCGATCAGTCACCGCCCCGGTGGCCGGGTCAATGGCGCCGTCGATATCGATCCCTATCAACCCATCGCCAGGAAGGAAGGCAAAGCCAATGCCCGTCCACCCCCCCCGCTCATACGCACGCCGCACCACGGGCAGCGTTGCCAGTCGCATGCGGTCGCGGTCATCACCCTGGCCACCGGTGCGCCGGCCGCCTTGCACGTAATAGGGAATCTTGCCCGGCTTGACTTGACCTTCCTTGGGCTCAAACTTCCACAGCAGCCACTGCTGCCGTGTCGCCAAATCTGCGGGGATGTCGTCCCAAACCGGAGGCACCACCACCGGGGTTTGTGAATCTGTCATGTGCTGGGCTTACCTCATCCAACCTTGCACACAGCCATCCAGGGCGACCCAGCCGGGGCCAGATGCCAGATCAGGCGCTTGGGCGGCCGGGGCGTATTCGTCAACCTTGCGGTTTCGGTATTCCACCTGACGCTCGCCAACCTTGACCAGTTGCCCCCGCGCCTTCATCTTGGCCACCAACGCGCGCGCGACCTTGTAGCCCACCTGGCTACGGTGCACCAGCTCCTGCAGCGTGGCGCCCTGCCCGCTATCGGATCGCTCTGATCTGATGGCCTGCGCGGCCTGCAGCAGGGCCAGATGGGTATCGCCTGCTGGCCGCATCAACCCACCGCCCGAATTCCGCCGCGGGCCTTGATGTGGTCCAGCGCCTTGATCGCACGCTCCAGGGTACTGGCGGCGCCGTTGATCACCTCCACCAGTTTCACCGCCTCATCCTCGGGCGCCTTGCGGTCAGGGCGGGCGTGCAGCGTCTCGTCACATGCGTGGTGCAGTGGGTCGTAAGCCTCACAGAAGCTCATCAGGCGAACCACCTGGCCGAACGTCAGCCGCTGGTCCCCCGTTGGGCTGCAACATTCCTTCAGCCGCGCGTAGGCGCTCTCGGGCTTCATGTCCGGGAAGATGTGTGCGGCCACGATCTTGAAGGGCTTTCCGCTCTCCCCTATCGCACTTGCAATGGCGTCGAATTCATCGTCGTAGAACAGCTTCATCGAAGGCTCCGTAATTTTTAGGGGTGTTTAGGGGAGACGAATCCAGGCAAAAAAAACACACTTGCGGCATGGATCACATTGAATTGGCGGGCACCCCGCATGGCTACACTGATTGCTCTCACACAACTCAACTTCACCAAGGGGGTGCCCATGAAAATGGACGAAAAATTTATTGCGCAAGTCATTGCAGAGTTCAAGACTGCACAAGGGCAAGCCCTGGCCATATTGACCCAGGCCATCTGCCAGCAACTAGACCCTGCCCGGCTCAAATCCGATCTCCAAAAACAGATCGCGGCAGCAAAGACACTACCCAGCGTCTCACCGATCGCCATACAGCTTGCAACCCACGCACAGGCGGCCGCAGAGGCGGAGAGCATGTTGCAAGCCAGGCATCCAAGCGAGGGACCCCATCCCAATCGCAATGGGAAAGATACGCCCTGACCGCAGTGGCATCGGAGCGCGTGAACCGCTTCAGCTCAGAAAGCTCGTATTTCCACAGCGCGGTCACATCGGCGTTGGGGTCAAGGGCATCAGACATGGGAACCTCCGTGCGTAATGAATTGGCGGGAACCCCGCATGGCTACACTGATTGCTCTCACACAACTCAACTTCACCAAGGGGGTTCCCATGAAAGACAAGAATCCGTTCGACCGGAAGATCGAACTCAACAAGGGCATGCCGGTCTTCGTGCGCAATGCCGCGATCGAATTGACGGACACGCTAGACCTGTGCTGGGCAGCCGCACAGGCAGTGTTCGAGGGGAAAGCAAAACCCGAGCATGCACTGGCTCTATTGCCGATGTTCATGGAGCGGGCAGACGGGAAACGTCAACAAGCACTGACTCAGCATCACGACAATATGGCCGCCGCATCTGCACGAATCGAAGCGAAGAGAGGTCGCAAGCCCCCACCAAAGGCAAAGTAACCTCAGCCGCCAGAACTGCATCTTTGCTATGGCTGATGTGGGCCTCCAGATGCTGTACCTGGCCCAATGCCGGAAGGCTGTTCAGAAATTGCAGTGGCGTCATATCACACCCCCTACGCTACGTTTTCACCCGCTGGCTGGGCGGTGTTGGCGAGGGCTGGAGCCAGTCTATTCAAATACTTCATACAGAAACTCCAAATGAAACGAGACATGGATATCGTCCGGCTGACATGGGAGGGCTGCGACTTTGCCGATGCTGTACGCAGCGACACGCTTTGGAAGAAAGCCAAGGAAATGGTGATCAAGCCCACAGCGTCATTCACCTTTGGACTGCTCAAGGACTGGCTCAAATCCGAGATCGCGCAGGGCCTGCCGACCCTCACCAAACTTGCACAGTAGATCGCGCAACTCCACCGCCGCCAGCAACGCACCCGTCTTCATGGTGTCGCCATGCGCAACCACGTCAGCAGGGCAAAACGGGAACGCCACCGATGACTGTGCCAGCTCGAATAACCGCGCACATTGGTTTGCCACCAGGACCAGGAGCATCCGCTCCGAATCGTCAGTTGTCGGATCGAGCGTCAGAAATCGGACAGACATCACACCACCTGGTTTACTGCGGTTTCAGTAGCTGTCTGCGCACTATTGGCGAGCGACTTGCGCAGATAGTCCCAATCAATATCGGGTCGAACATCTTCGGGGCGCACACACCATTCCGATTCCGCCGCTATGCGAAGACACAGTCCTTCTCCAAGCTTCTGCTTGATCGAAACGGCCTTGCGGAGGTATCCGACAGACGTCTCGCACCGACGGGCAAAGTCTTCCTGGTCGGCCGGTCTGAGGCCATTGAGGTAGTCAGTGAGCTTTTCCATGAGGTAACTATACCTCAAGGTATTGCAGCAAACAATACCCGCAGGCAATTTACCCGAAGGTAATCAGTTGGAACAATCCACGCAATGCAGAACGACTCTCGATTGCAAGCTCTTCTCGCTCAGATTCGGCACGACTATTGCCAAGACAATTCAACAGAATTGGCTCGCCGCATCAGCAAAGACGCCTCATACGTGCATCGCCTGTTCTATCCGCGGGAGAAGAAAGGCGCGAAGGGCATTGGCTTGGAAATCATGAATGCTTGTACTGAAGCGTTCAAACTACCACCGGGGTATTGGGATGGTTTTGGATCTATGCAGGGAACGATTTCCATGGATCAGCAAGCGCCATACCTCATACAGGCACCAGCAGTGGACGAATGGACCGCCGCCGCCCTTGCAATCATGAAGAGTCTTGACGCCGTGCAAAAAGCCCAGATGGTGGCAAAAATGCGGGAATACAAACAATTCCTCGGCCCGCCCCGCGACGGCCAAGCTCTACAAGTGGCCGGTTAGAAAAACGGAGCCGCGGGAAAAACAACATTCACACCCCGCGCAACTAGAACTAGACCTCGTTGGAAAAACGCCGCACCCGCGGCTGGACTCGTGCAACCAACTGAGACTTGATCTATGACCACCTCCAATCCGTTCCAGCGGCGCGCCGTCGCCTTCCACAACGAGCAAATGAGCGCTGCCGCCACCCTGCTCGGCATTGCACAAGGCCTGCTGGCTGACAACCAGTTGCATGACAGCGAAATTCACTTCCTCAACGACTGGCTGTGTGCCAATGAAACCCTATCGTTCGGGTGGCCAGGTAACGTCATACTGGCCAAGGTACGCGAAGTGCTGGGGGATGGCATCATCACCGATACCGAGCGCGCCCACCTGGTGCAAGTGCTGGAGCAACTCATTGGCGGCGCCCTGGATGATGTTGCAGATGCCAGCCGCGTCACCCCAATGGCCCTTGATCAAGTGGAAATGATCGACATCGCGGGCCGATCCTTCTGCCTCACGGGAGAGTTCGTATTTGGCCCCAAACAGGCCTGCGAAGACGCCATCGAACGCCGTGGAGGAACCATTGCCAGCGGCGTTTCCAAAAAGGTGCACTATGTGGTGGTTGGCGGCCTGGGAAGCAAAGAATGGAAACATGGCAACTTCGGCACCAAAATCGAACGCGCCATGCAGCTCAAACAGGACGGCGCTGGACTGCTGGTTGTGCATGAAGACGTGTGGGCCGCATCCCTTGTCTGACAACATCAAATTCACGAATGGAGGCTACCTTGAACCGCACCCTCACTACATTGGGCCTTACCCTACTGATCGCGAGCAGCGCAACCGCAGCCGACTACCAATCCTGCACCACCATCAAAGCGGCGAAAGACCGCCTGGCGTGCTTTGATCGCTTCGCTGTGGCACAAACTTCAGAATCAGAAGTTGTTGCGGCTGAGGCCAAGAAGGCCGCAGAACTGAAGGCTGCAACGGAATCAGAAGAGGCCCAACGCCGCGCCTACTTCGTCGCAGAAGTAGACCGATTCAAAGCCGCCCTTACCGCCAACTTCAAAGACCCAACTTCCGCACAATTCCGAAATGTTGTCGCCTACGGATCTCCCAAGCCGCTGCGCATCTCTTACCTGTGTGGCCAGATCAACGGCAAGAACTCCTATGGCGCCTACATTGGGTTTAAGCGCTTCTTCATGATTGGCAAAGAAGTCTCGCAAATTGAAGATGAAAAGAATGGCTACGTTTTCGACAAAATGTGGCCGACCACTTGCGCCGGTGAAGAGGTCTACCGGCAAGAGTAGACCAGACCGAGAAACCGAGTACATGACCCGCTTCGGCGGGTTTTTTCTGCCCAAAGAAAATATTTACCTGCGGGTATTGCATTAAACAATACCTCTGGGTATATTTCACCCCAGCCCTGCCATTTAGCGCGGGATTGGAGTGAAAAGTGCCAACTTCTGCATCTCGCGAATCCCGCGACATCCGCAACATCCGCGCCCGTCTGGAGCGCTGGGAACTCACCCACCTGCGCGCCCTGGCGGCGTCCCTGCACGAGCGCCTCGAGGCGGCAGAGCAGGCGCTGGAAAGAACCCAGAACTGGGCCGACTACTGCGAACACAGCGCCGAGGCCTTGCAGGCCGAGCTGCTGCAACTGGCGGAACAAACCGGCTCCACTGTCGGCCTCACCATCCACGGTGATCTGATCGTCACCGACACCAGCGGAGTTCAAAGCGACGAACACGTTGCTGGCGTTGTCTATGGTGCCGACGGCACACCTCAGCATCACCTGATCCTGATGGCCGCCCGGCCAGACAAGAATCTCAATTGGCAATCCGCCATGGACTGGGCCGCCAGCGTGGGCGGTGCATTGCCCACCCGCCAGGAACAAGCCCTGCTGTTTGCCAACTGCAAACAGCACCTCAAGCCCGAATGGCACTGGTCCGATCAGACCGATGAGGGAGACGCTTCCTACGCTTGGTTTTGCACCTTCGGCTGCGGCGACCAGAGCAGCAACCGCAAGTCCTACGAGGGTTGTGCGGTTGCCGTCCGCAGATTGCCGATCAATTCTTCAATCCTTTGAAGGTCTCGGTATGAACTACCACCAGATCTTCGACCGCTTGGGCAATCAGGCTAACCCACCCAAGCACAGCACAGCACACCGCCTCATCCAGCGCGCATCATTGGCCGTCATCGTGGTGTGCGGCTGCATCCTGATCTGGGGCCGCTGATCATGTTCGGCATTCACTTTGCCAAACACCAGCACGAGCTGGACCACGGCCAGACGTGCGCGCAGATGGGAACCTGCCAGAACTGCAAGATTCGTTGCCTGCTGTGCACTGATGACCCGCACCCTTGGTCTCCCGACGAGGTGACCTGTACCCCCTTGGAGGAGTTGGGCTACTGGGTCATTGTCAGCGCATGCTGTGCCATTGCAGCAGCTGCGGGCGGCTTCATTGCCTTCGTCGGCTACTGGCTTTACACGGCGGTGAGCGTATGAGCGCCACATCAGTGCATACGTGTGTACAGCCCCCCGCAGATGGTGGGTGTTTGCTCGAATTCAGCGGCAGGCTGATTGAGGCCGCCAGCGAGCGCACACGCATCTTGGACAACGAGCTGCACAGCGTTCCCGTCGTCTGCATGACGATCGAGCTGGACCATGGCGCCCACAACGTCATGCACGTGGAACAACGGTTCCCACATGACCACCACGCGCAGGCTCGGGCAGCAGCCCACCGCCTAAAAAGAGGTACGCACGTCACTGTGCAAGTCCCCATTTTCGATTTGCGGCTGGTAGCCCGCAATGCCTCTCACATCCACGTCATCAACGAACCACAGGAGCAAACCGCGCCATGAAATGCCCCCGCCTACTGCCTATCACCCTGGTCGCTTTGACCGGCCTTGCCGGATGCGGCAAAGACACTGTTGCCGATGTGCTGGTTGCACACCACGGCTTCATCAAACTGGCCTTTGCCGATGCGCTGCGCACTGAGGTGGCCGAGGCCTTTGCCATCGATCCCGCCTACCTGACCCAGCGCGAGACCAAGGAACACCCCATCAGCGTGCTCGCGCTGGACCGCTGCCTGGATACCGCGTTTGTGGAGCGCATGGCCAATGTCCTGAAGAACGCCTGCCTCTCGCCCCAGTTGCTGTCCGTGCCCCGCAGCCCGCGGCAGATCATGCAGTGGTGGGGCACTGAATACCGCCGTACCCAGCACCCGGACTATTGGGTGGACAAAGCCCACGGTGAAATTGCTGCAATGCAGATGAGCGGGCGTGATCGTTTTGTCATCTCCGACTGCCGCTTTGAGAACGAGGCCGCTTTGGTTCGCCGCCTGGAAGGCTCCATCTGGCAAGTGATTCGACCCAGCATCACACTGCCGTCCGATGCCCACGTCAGCGAGACCGAGGGCGGCCAGTTCTTGCCGGATGTGCTTCTGGGCAACACCCACAGCATTGAACACCTGCAGCTGCAGGCCTTGGCGGCTTGCAATCGGCTGACTCTGGCGGAGGCAGCGTGACCAAAGCCCAACCGTCAACCTATTCCCCCCACTGAAAGTACCAACTATGTCCACCGCTATACCAATTCCACCCGCGCTTCACAGCGTCATCACCCCACCTGCCATCAGTCAGATTTGGCCCGGTCAAGGCGGCATCTATGCCGGCATCGCCCGAGGCCGCGACGGCCAACCAGACTACCACATGGTGCTGGCTACGGCACCAGCCAAGCAGTGTGCAAATTGGCAAGCTGCCATGGAGCACGCCAAGACCATTGAAGCTGATGGTCACACAGACTTTGTGCTTCCCTGCCGGTGGCAAGCCGCGCTGCTGTATGCCAATCTGCGAGATCAATTGACCCTGCGGTGGCACTGGACCAGCACCGAGCACGAAGGCAACGCTTCCTACGCTTGGGATTGCAACTTCCGCTACGGCGACCAGGACGACAGCCGCAAGTCCTACGAGGGTTGTGCGGTTGCCGTCCGCTGCATTCACATCACCGCTTAATCCTTCGGTCCTTTTTTTTCAACCACTCCGAAAGCACGCAATGACCACTGAAATCATTGAACAGATCAACACCAAACAAGCCGAACTGGCGACCCTGATCGCCAACCTGGTCAAGGCCGCAACAGCTCCTGCGCCGGCCGTCATCGTCATTGAGCCCAACTGCACCAGCATCGAGCTGCAGCCAGGCGAACACTACGCCGGCGCAGTGCTGGACGCTGACGGCAACCACCTGCATCACTTGGTGTTGATGGCAGCCAAGCCAGATGGCGAAGTGAACTGGCAGACGGCCATGGTCTGGGCCAACGGCATCGGGGGCGTGCTGCCCAACCGCCAGGAGCAGGCCCTGCTCTACGCCAACTGCAAGCCGCACCTTGAGGGCCGCTGGCACTGGTCCAGCGAGTCACACACAGACGCTTCCTACGCTTGGTATTGCTACTTCACCAGCGGCGGCCAGCACGACGGCCTCAAGTCCTACGAGGGTTGTGCGGTTGCCGTCCGCAGAGTTTGATTCTTAGTCCTTCAATCCTTTAGAGCCAGCCCACCACCATGGCCTTGCACTCCGAATTGCCCATCCACCGCACAGGCGTGCGCCTGCTTGATCTCGCCATCAAGGCCCAGGTGCACATGCCGCGTGCTGTGAAGCGCTCGCTGGGAGACAAGATCACCCAGCACTGTGTTGACATGCTCAACCTGATGGCCTTGGCTAACGCTACCCAGCGCGAGGTGCGCGCGGGCCACATCGAGCAGTTGCTGGCGCTGCAACGCACCGTCACCGTGCTGATGCGTGTCAGCCACGATGCGCAGTACATTTCGGCGCCGCTGTGGGCCAACAGCATCGAGCTGCTGGGCAGCATCGGCAAGCAGGCCGGTGGCTGGCTCAAAACCGCGAACAGGGCGCCTGCAGTATGACGGTCAAGGCTCTCATACCCGTGCGCACAGTGAATCTGGTCTCGCCGCTGGCCCATAAGGCCACCGCCATGCACAACACGGATACCGCAGCCCACGCGCTGGCCTGGTCCGCTGCAGCCGCCCCCCTGATCGGCCTCACCGGCCTTCGGGGCGGTGGCCTGATATGCGAGAAAGGTACGCTTCCTACGCTTGGAATTGCAACTTCAACAACGGCAACCAGAACAACAACCACAAGTCCTACGAGGGTTGTGCGGTTGCCGTCCGCAGATCCACACCTGTTCCACGACCTGGTGCAGGCCTACCTCGATTGCCGGCGCACCAAGCGCAACAGCGCCAGCGCGCTGGCGTTCGAGGCCCAGGCCGAGCACAACCTGGTCGACCTGCACGATGAGCTGGCCGCGGGCACCTACCGCCCCGGCCGCTCTATCTGCTTCGTCATCACCCACCCACGCCCACGCGAGGTATGGGCCGCAGAGTTTCGCGACCGCATCGCGCACCACCTGCTTTACAACCACCTAGCTCCATCCTTCCACGCCCGCTTTGTGGCTGACAGCTGCGCCTGCATCCCCGGTCGCGGCACCTTGTACGCTGCCCAGCGGCTGGAAAGCCAGGTGCGCAGCTACACCCACAACTGGAGCCGCCCGGCGCACTACCTCAAGTGCGACCTGGCCAACTTCTTTGTCAGCATCGACAAAGGAATCCTGCGCGCCCAACTGCACCGCCACGTAACCGCGCCGTGGTGGATGGCCCTTGCCGACACGATCCTCAGCCATGACCCGCGTCACAACGTGCAGGTGCATGGCAGTGCCCGTGAGATGGCCCTGGTTCCCGCGCACAAGAGCCTTTTCAACGCGCCAGCAGATCACGGCCTGCCCATCGGCAACCTGAGCAGCCAGTTCTTTGCGAACGTGTTGCTGGACGATCTGGACCAATTCATCAAGCACCAGGTGCGGGCGCCCCACTACATCCGCTATGTGGATGACTTCGTGCTGCTGCACGAGTCCCCCCAATGGCTCAAGCAGGCTCGGGCGCAGATCGAGGTAAAGCTGGCCGATCTACACCTGCGCCTGAACCCGCGCAAGACCATCCTGCAGCCCGTGGCGCGTGGCATTGACTTCGTGGGCCACCTGGTCAAACCGCACCGGCGCATCACCCGCCGCAAGACCGTGCGCGTGGCTATGGACCGCCTGCAGGACATGCCCGCCGCTGACCTGTACCAAAGCGCCAACAGCTATTTCGGCCTGCTCCGCCAGGCAACCCACTCCCACCACGACCGTGCCCAACTCGCCAAGCTGCTGATGCAGCGCGGCCACACGGTTGAAGGGCATTTCACCAAGACCTACCGGAGGAAATCTACCCATGTCTGAATTCGCAAACATCAAGCTGGATCTGATTGAACCGAGCCTGACCAATCCCCGCAAGACCTTTAACCCTGCAAAGCTGGCCGAGCTGGCCAACAGCATCAAGGTCAGCGGCGTGCACCAGCCCATCCTTGTGCGGCCCTTGCCTGGCAGCCGGGTGGCCGACACTGCACGCGGCGTGCAGTACGAGCTGGTATGCGGTGAACGCCGCCTGCGGGCCAGCCAGGATGCCGGCGTGGCCACCATTCCCGCGATGGTGCGGGCCCTGACCGATGCCGAGGTGCTGGAGATCCAGATCGTAGAGAACCTGCAGCGCGATGACCTCACCCCGCTCGAAGAGGCCGAGGGCTACCAAGCGCTGATGGACCACGCCGACATCACCGCGGACCACGTGGCCGACAAGATCAGCAAGAGCCGCAGCTATGTGTACACCCGCCTCAAGCTGCTGGACCTGTGCCCCGAAGCCAGGGGCGCCCTGCGCGACGGCACCATCGACGCCAGCCGTGCCGTGCTGGTGGCCCGCATCCCGGACCACAAGCTGCAGATCAAGGCGATGAAGGAGATCGCGGAAGGCGTGGGCTACTACGCCGGAGAACGCGAACCCATGTCGTATCGAAAGGCTGCCGCCCACCTGCAGCAGAACTACATGCTCAAGCTGGCCGATGCCAAGTTCAGTATCAAGGACGAGTCGCTGGTGGCAGCATCCGGTGCCTGCAGCACCTGCCCCAAACGCACCGGCCATAACCCCGATTTGTTCGCCGATGTGAAGAGTGCAGACGTTTGCATCGACCCCGCATGCTTCCACAAGAAGGAAGACGCTCACGCTGCCGCCCAGGTGGCCGCCGCCAAGGCCAAAGGCCAGACGGTGATCGCCGGCAAGGAAGCCCAAGAGCTGGCCTTGCCAAACTACGGCAGCACCAAGTTCAAGGGTTACAAGCGCCTGGACTCGGCAGAAGACAGCCCCACCGATGTGCCGCTGCGCAAGATCATCGGAGAGCAGATGAAGGCCGACGGCATCAAGCCCGTGATGATCTCCGACCCCAACAAGAAGGGACAAATGGTGGAGTGCCTGCCCAACGAAGTGGCTGGCCGCCTGCTCAAGGCCGTAGAGGGCCAGGCCGCCGCCGCCAAGGTGGTGACCAAGGAAGTCAAGGCGCTGGTGGACGAGAAGCGGCTCAAGGCCGAGGCCAAGGCCAAAGCGCAGTACGAGAAGGAATGGCGCACCGATCTGCGCAACGACGCGTGGAGCGCCATGCGCGACGACGCCAGCATCCAGGCGTTTGACACCGAAGTGCACCGCTACCTGGTCAAGCAGGCCGCCAACAGTCTCAGCACCGATGATGCAGCCGCCATCTGCACGCTCTTGAATCTTGGCAAAGTTTCTCCCACGGCAGCGCTGATCGACTTCGCCAAGGAAACGCCAGACCCCGCCATGCTGCACCTGCTGATCATCATGCAAAAGGGGTGCGACCCACACGACCACAGCTATGGCGGCCGTATTCCCAACGAAGGCCTGATGCTGGTCGCTGGCAACGTGTTCGGCAGCGAGCTGCAGCGCACTATCAAAGACATCAAGGCCGAGGCGATGGACCGCATCATGCCCAAGCCGGCCAAAAAAGCAGATGTCGCGACCGCTCCCGCTGCGCGGCAGAAGGAGGGAGCGGGAGGAAGCAAGAGGGGTGCTGCAGCAACCAAAAGGGCTCCCGCTCGCGCGGCAAAGCTGTCGGCCGAGGAAGCAACACAAGGCATCGCTTGCGCGCTGCAGGGCATGGAGGGGGCAGCTTCTGCGCCCAAGGGCGCAGTGGCGCCGCCCGCTAAGCCAGCCGGGGTCGCGGCGCCGATAGCCATGTACCTTGGAAAGAACGGAGAAACGTGGTCCGGCCGGGGTCTGAAGCCCAAGTGGGTGGCGCACTACCTCCACCAGGGCGGCAAGCTCGATGATCTGCTGGCCACCAAGCCCGCGCATGCCAGCTTTTGGCCATTTCCATCGACACCGCCTGAGGGGAAATTCACCGTTGGCCAGGCCGTGCGTATCACTTCAGACACGGGGAAACTGCGCACCAAGCACGAAAAGCACTCGGGTAAGACCGGGACCATCACCGGTTTCGATATCGGTGGCAAGGAACTGGATGTGAAGCTGGGCCGCGACACACGCTGTTTCGAGCCGGGCGAGTTGGAGGTAATTTCAGCATGAGAAAAACCACCAGCTACGCCCGCAAGTGTGGGCAACGCCGCATTGCGCAGATCAAGCGCCAGGTCATTGACGCCATCAATGCCGACGTGGCCGACATCAAGCTCAACGCCAGCATCCACTGCTTTACCGGCGCTGATGCGGTAAAACTGGCCGATCGTGCCGGGCGCGTGTGCTACATCGCCGCCAGGGCTTCGGGGAGCATCGCAGACCAGGCCAGCATCGACGTGGACGCCCGAATATTGCGGGGCATGGCACAGGCGCTGGCAGACATCGTGCAGATCGAGTCCACGCTCGAGGACTTTCGCGCCGCCATCCAGAGCGGAATGGCCGCCGCTGAGCGAATTCTGGTCAAGTGCAGCCGGGAGGCTATCGCCGCTGCCGCCGTGGATCTGGATCTGCTGCTCAATGGCGGCGGCGTATGGACCCGGCACATCGATGCCGCATTCGGGGTGGCCGCATGAACCGCCAGGCCCACCTCAGCACCACCATGCGTGGCCTGCGCTGCGCGTACCAGGCTTTGCGCGAAGGCGTGGCTACCGAACCGCAACTGGCCACCATCTCCAACCGGTTGGAGGTAGCCAAGACCCTGGCCAGCCAGGGTGTGATGCGCGGCATTCGCGGGCACCTTGCTTCAGCCGATCAGGCTCTGCAGGGCATCCAGGCACGTGCGCGATCTACCGCGGCGTGGAAGGCCCCGGAGCTGCAGTATTCCGAGCTGGACGCGCTGGCCACCTTTGTGGATCTGCACGCCTACCAGGTCAGGACATTGGGCGTCCGGCGTGTCGTCAGCAAAGGGGCAACCACATGACCACCATTCAAATCAAGGTCAAAGTGGTGCAGCGCACCGGCCTGGCGCTGCTGGTGTCTGACGGCCGCACCGAGGCGTGGGTGCCCTGGAGCGAGATCTCCGACACCGTGCAGGAGGATGGAATCTTTGGTCGCGAGATAACCGCCATCACCATCCCCGAATGGCTGGCCGTTGACAAGGGCCTGCAGCGCCACCAGCACGACGACAACACGCTGGATCTGTTCGGAGGTGGCCCGCTATGACCGTCAAAGGCGCCATCGTTGGCGCAGGCGGGACCCTGGGCCTAGCCTGCGTCGTTATCGTCATGCTGGGCTACATGCTGGCCCACATGGTCAAGAACCGCTTCACAACTGGAAAGTGGTGGACATCATGAGCAACACCGTTCAATACCTCACCCACACCAGACAGCTGGGAAAGGCGGGCGCGTGCTACCTGGCGCAGATCTTTGACGCGGATGGAAAGTCCGTGGCCACCATCGATGCCACCCAGATCCCGGAACAGGCCACTGAGCGCGCTCGGCGCCTGGCGGCTTGTTGGAATGCATGCATAGGCATTGATATCGAGCTGCTAGAACAGAGCCCGGAGCTGTTCAACAACTTGCTTGCGGCCCTGCGGGCCTACGAGTCCGCCTGGGAAGAAATGTTTGCGCAGTGCTGCAGCAATCCCATCACAGATGCATGGGGGAGGCAGCTAAACATGACAAAGTTCAACACGGCCCACCAGCTGGCAGGACGCGCACTGCGCACACCAGAGCAGCAGCGCGGGCTATTGATGGCGCTGAAAGGCGGTGGTGAATGACGCAAACCACCATCCTGAACGGTCTGCGCCCCGTTTCCGCCCTGGCCGCTGATCGCCCTCACGGTGATCGCCTACGCTACATGGCCGGGTGCCGCTGCCAGGACTGCCGAGGGGCCAATACGGCCTACGAGAGGCAGCGGGCGCTGGCCCGCAAGGACGGTGACTGGAACGGGTTTGTACAAGCCGGCCGCGCTCGAGCCCACTTGGCGGCTTTGTCCGCCGCCGGCGTCGGCCGTCGACAGGTATCGGATGCAGCTAGCGTGGCCGATTCGAGCCTCTTCAAGATCATTTCTGGCGACCGCAAGCAGATCCGGGCCCGCACGGAGCGTTCCATCCTGGCGGTGACGCCGGCCGCCGCGGCTGACCATGCCCTGGTTGACGCTCGCGCCACGTGGGTATTGCTGTACGAGCTGCTAAACAGCGGGTACACCAGGACGCAGCTTGCGCATGAGCTGGGTTACAAGACCCACGCCCTGCAGATCGGAAAGCACTATGTGACGGTGCGCAATGCTCACGATGTGCAGCGCCTACATCAGCGCTTGCGCCGCGTTCCGGCCGCCAAGACCGAGCAGCTGATACGGGATCTGCGCGATGAGGGCTACCGGCTTGACCGCATCCACGCCATGGCGGCAGAACTGGCCAAGCGCGATGGGATGCCGGTTCCGGACTTCCATATCCACGGCTTGTTTGTCCATGCGGCCGGCGCCGACCTGATTGCGCGCCTGCACGCCGAACTGACGGAGGTTCCAGCTTGAGCGCCAATATCCAAATCGTCCGGTCATCGCAAGGGGATCGATCATGAGCATCAAACCCCTATACCTGGACCGCGAGTCCGTGGCCGACTTTGTGAGCCTGTCTGTGCCGACCATGGAGCGCATGGTGGCCGCGGGCAATTTCCCAGCGCCGCGTCAGCTCACCGGCAAGCGTGTTGGATGGCTGGTGCGCGAGGTTGAAGACTGGGCAGAAAGCCGGCCAGTTTCTTCCAATCTGCCAGTACCCAACTGTGGCATGCGGAACGGCATGACCGAATAGGGACAATCATGCAAGTCAAAATATCAAAATCACTCCTGCCGCACCAATCTGATGATCCAAAAATGTTGCTCGGATTCGATTACGGAAAAGACATTTATCACGTCATCGCCTTCGACTTTGGAGATAGCGGGGGTGCTATTGGAATATGGAGGGAAGGCGATAACTTTGTTGCCCGCCTGAGCTTGGATGCGCTAGTGGAATTCAACCGGCAAGCCAACGCAATGCACATCGAGGGCCAGGGCTAG